TATAAATATTGTGTCTCCTGCTTTTATTGGACCTGAACCTGCAACTGGATCATAGTCATATATGCTTAATGAAAATACTGTCACCATAGAACTATCAAACATAAGCCGTCCTGAGGGAGTTGAGTAATCCATTTTGCGTGTATGCTCTGTCGCAAAGTCATACATCAGTTTGTCGGGAAAGATGACCATCTTAGTGTTGACAAATGCTATTTGTTTTTCGCCCGATGATAACCCTCTCATAATCTGTCTGCCATCATAGTAGACAAATCCATTAGTTATAGTTATAAGTTTGTCCCTTGCAGCTATAGCCTGGACCTGAGAATAGTCGTTCTGCTGTACTCTTTTCTTCCTTGTAGTTATGTAAGGATATCGTCTTGCAGATATGTTCTGTGAATCAGCCATGTCTCCGTCTTGGATCATAGAAGAGTAATTGATTCCTCTTAAGGCTACCGTCTGTATTGCATTTTTCCTAATATCATTTATTAGTTCCGGTAACATATCTATATCCTCCAATTTCTTCTGTTTGTCACCCTGTTATGCCTTCTGTAATATGCTTTTACATCTGCGATTGCGGAATTGTATACTACAGAATCATTTTGGTATAATGCTATTTCCTGGTTATACAAATCTATCTGCGCGGCAAGATATAATGGGTATACTCTGTCTAATGGTGCAGGCAGCTTAAGTTCATAGTCATACTCAGGCCATGAAAAGTAGTTTGGTTCAGATTCCATCATCTCTGCGACTTCGTCATCAACAACACGCACCATATCAGCTAATTCCTTATCATCTAAAGCTGTTGGCCTCAGTTTTTTTGCTTCTGCTATTGCCTCATTAACTGTCATTGTTTACTCCTAACTGATCCGTTTCTCTATTATAGAAATACGCCCTGTCGCATTTTTCAGTTCGTTTTCAATAACTGGGATCCTTTCTGCAAAGTTATTATGTTTCCGGACTTCCTCTGTAAGGCTTTCCAATTTTGTATCTATAACAGCATCATGGCGATTGTTTGAAACAAGAACTCCTATAAGAGTTACTCCTCCAGTTATTAATGCTACTATTATCTCTTCATGCATTTTATTACCTCGTAAATATAGGGCAGGACGATGCCACAAGATTATGCTCACTTTATTTAGTTGTAATTTTTTATTTTGGAAGTCCTGCCCTTTTAAAACTAAAATGAATTAAGGAATCTCTGGAACGCTTTGGCGGTATTCTCTCCGAAGTATCCGTCAGGTGTTCCAGGATCATATCCCTGCTTCTTAAGGAATCTCTGAAGCGAGGAGACTGTATGCTGTCCCATATAGCCATCAACCTCTCCAGCGCTGTACTTATGAGTGTTGAGATATGTCTGCAACGCTTTTACAAATGGAGATCCACCGTCCTCATACGTAGCAGATACAAGATTAGCCTGGTACTTATACACATTGAGATTTTGTCCGCTTACCACTCCATCCTGGAAAGTTCCCATCCACTTCTGAGCTTTGATGGTTGAGAGCCTGCCGAACAGTCCGTCTACTGTCAGTTCTTCCTTCTCCGGTGTAGGTGCAGGTGATGTGCCTTTACCAATGCCAGCCTTGAAGTTGTTCCACGCAGTCTCATTAGTGACCATCGTTATAGGACACAACTTACCGTTGACATCGAAATGTCTGATAACTCTGCTGTTAGGGATGTTGTATTTATCACACAGATACTGACCTAACTCTTTGGCGTTCTGTAAGGTCTTGGCAGAGTGTCTACCATTTGTTGAACACATCTCGATATTGAGAGTATTCACATTTCTTGCTATACCCCAGTACTTATGGCCTTTTGAAGCATATGGTGACGCCTGATCCAGCCATCCTGTTGATCCTACTGACCAAGCAACATAGTTATCTGGTACAGACTGGATGATCTCTGTATCGTCTACTATATAATGAGCAGAAGCATCTCTGTACCCTGTCTGAAAATATATAGCATTGTTCTTTGCTGTATCGGTCTTATTCCCTGTGTAATGGTATACAAGCCAAAGATTGGTCATAGGCCTTGTGCCACCGTAGTTGTCGCTTCTTGCGAGCATTGTTTTAATTGGCAACATCTTCTCCCCCCCTTTCATCTTCATATGAAATTAATCGTTCAGCCTTAAGCTGTCTGGTAAGTTGTGTACCAATAAGGCCTTCCTCTGTGTAGTTGTTGTTATAGTATGTGTTTATTGCAACGACTATAAAATTAACTATAAGTGAAGCTATTTGATATATTTTGTTGATTGTTTCGTTACCAAATCCGGTAAGATCCGTTACGGCAAGCGCTGTATTTATGGATACAGCAATCGCTAATATTGTTCTTATAATTGTTCCTCTGTCCATAGTTATCTCCTTTAGTGTTCGATATTTCCGCCTTCGACCCTGTTGGCGTTATGTTCTACTATCATCTTTGAATTGTTTTCAAGATTCGTAAGGTTACTGCTTGCACGATTGTTGAACCAGAATTTTGCCTTATGCTCTCCATATTCTGGATGGTCGTTGGTGGTGTACATCATTACTTGGAATTCCTCATATACCCATCGAGACGTATATCCATCGGATGAGGAATATTCGTTGTACAGTCTAACTGTAGGTAAAACATCACCGTCATAGTATGCCGTTACAGTCCTATTATGGTTGTACAGAGTGTCATTATCTGTTGTCAGCGTCTTAACAACATCCGTCTTGTATTCGGGAAGAAACCTTTTGGGTATCTTCAGGTATTCGTTTGATGAACTATCCTGAACCAAATACGGAATCCATGTAACAGTTGTCTGAGTAAAATCAGAACCGCCATAAGGCGCCCCTGAAAGTGCGTCATGTTCTAATACTACATACGGATTAGACGGTGAACCACCGCCTCTGTATATATTTTTTAACTTGATGTTGTCCAGTTTGGTCTTGTCGCCTGAGGACATAACTCCTGCTTGCGTAGTGGTCGCCGCACCGAGCGTATAGTCCATTATCGCGCCAGTATAATCTGTGTCAAAGTAAAATCTAACTTGCGTAGTTGTGCGACTCAATTGCGGATAGATTGTCCCCCAATGCCCACTACCGACTAATATCGTATTGTCCTTGCCAGATGTCGGAGCAGGTACTAAACCAACAGACCCAGCCGAAGTTTCTGTCGCTCCTGTGAATACTGCCACACTATCAAGTTTAGCCTTATCGGATGCGGACATAGCACCCTTTACGGCCTGAGTAGCATCGGGGATGAAGTACGCGCTTATAGTCCCGTCATCCCTGATAAGTGGAAAATCCACATTCGATACATTAAGATATGAGGGAGTCCAGTCCGTTGTAAGGCGAGCACTCGGTCTTGGTGGATCGCCTGCGGCTTCTATTTTGATTGCTCCATAGTTAGTTGGACTCGCTAAAGGAATATTTGCTTTTTTATTTACAACAGGTAAATCAGTACCATTTATTTGAACGCCTTCAATAGTTCTTGCCAATTCGGAATTAATACTATCCAGCTCTGTGCTAACACTATCGTCTAATGCATCAATCTGTTCCTGAAGCTGATCCGCTATTGTAGGCGTAGGCTGAGACTCTTCTTCAAAAGTGCTATCATAAATTGAGGGAGAAACTGTGAAAGATGCTCTTGCTGATACAGAGCTTCTTCCTGAAAGTGTCCCTCTTATACTTAGATTTACTTCGCCTTCATATCTTTTGGCTTCAACAGGTACTGGAAGATTATAGGCTCCTTCGCTATACATCTCTGATGTAAAATAGACTATGGTCTTTTCTCCATTCGCATTCTCCCATGTAGCGTGTTTGGATAAACCATCCCAAAAGTAGTTAAATGAAATCTGAAGGACAACATCGTCATTGGATCCTACAGCTCCAATAGAAACACCATCCCCACTAACTACCTCATTAGTTATAGTTATAGGTATATATCGTATAGACATTTTCTTTTTCCTCTCTATAAAAAATGCACAGAAACATTTAAGTTTCTGTGCCAAGTCACAAATTAATAATCGCAATAAGCCCATGGTTGTATTAAAGTTTTCCTTCTGCTACATCTCTGCGGAATGACTCCTGTTGTTCTTCCATATATTCCGCAGCAACTCTTCTCTGATTTTCTGATCTCTGGATTATAAGAAGAACCTTACGAGGAATCATTACCTCATGGCCTCTTTTGATCTGATATGTAGTCCCATTATGTCCTACGATGATATCATCCTTATACTTATCATTGTCTTTGAAAGCTTTGAATGGAACTAATTCATTAAGCCATTCTTCCTGTTTCTTCTGTTCTTCGGTCTTTTCGACCTTCTTAAGGACATTGGATTCTACTTTAGCAGGATCTGTATCGTTCTGAAGTTCTTCCTGGATAAGTTCTCTGAGAAGGTCCTTAAGAGACTTTTCCTTCTTCTCTTCTACAACTTCTGTAACCTGTTCTTCCACAGGTGTAGCTTCTTTCTTTTTAGCCATTCTGTCCTCCTTTGGGGATGATCGAGGGAGATTCCTCTCCCCCGACAAACAAGTTATTCCTATTAGTTAGCACCAAGATCATTGAAGGTGGATGCAGACTCGATACGAACCATATACTGATCCACAAGGATTTCAGCTACCTTAATAGCCTTCCACCCCGCAGAGGCTCTCTGATCGAGTGGATCGGACGCACCGGCAGAACCAAGCTGCTTGGTGATAAACTTCAGTCCACCGCCAGTAACCTCAGTTACACCGTATGCATCGGCTCCTACGATAAGAGTTGAGTATACATCGATTGTGGCATTGTTTCCGGTTTCGCCATGCCCGAAGATCTTAGCTTCTGTTGACTCTACGAATCTTACTCCTTCGATTCTTCCAAGTTCGCCTTCATAGATTCCATCGGGATCGGAATATGTCTTAACATTGACCCACTTAGGATCACTCATAAGATCATATGCTGTGTCGGGATGGATGATACCAGCAAAATATCCATTGATCTTCTGTGCGTTCTGTACTTTAAGTTTTCTTACAGCCTTTCTTACATCGTCAACAGTAAGTTTGTCATTGGCTGTGATGGTTGTTCTGTCCTGTGCTCCATTAGCGTACATTACATTGGTACCGCCATTGAGGACTTCTCTTGTGATGGTGTCCAGGGTTCTTCCAGCCTGTGAGGAAAGAAGTTTGGTAGCCTGCACAAGGTTGTTATCGATAGCTGTAAGAAGCAGCACATCAGACAGCTCTACATAGCCACCGTACTGTGCGACAGTAGCTGTAAGAGGAGTTACCCTGAGTTTCTGTCCAGTAGGAGTTACACCTTCTGTAAGAGGAGTAAGTGCCTTCGGAAGCGGATCATACTTTCTGAACTCGATAGTCTTACCACCATTCTTGGGGATAGGATGTTTCTGTCCAAACTGATCGTGTACAAGGTAAGGTTCAGCGAGATCGATAAGATAGTCGCTGTAATAGGTTTTCATTTCGGTACTGAGATCTGTATCGGTAGTTACGTTAGTATTGTTGAACAGATTCAGTCTGAGCTTAAGTAATTCGTTCATCTTTCTTCTCCTGTTCTACGAGGAGATCAAAAGGTTATATATTCTCCTCGTTCTGCTTTCTTGGCAATCTCTGCCCTTTCCTTTTTGGAAAGATTAGAGACATTAGTCTTGATCTGTGTAGCACCCTGAGAAGAAACTCCATTTTCTAATGGTCTGTTCCCTTTAGCTCTTATATTCTCCGTTACAGCTCTTTCTGCCATCAACTGGTTCTGCTGTTTGATCTCGTCCAGATGGATCACTTCAAATGCGTGTTCCATAGGTACTCCTGCCTGGAGCATAGACACAAACTGTTGATCCTCAAGTTCAGCTTCAAGGTTGAAGTTAGGATATTTCTCGATAAGAGCCTGAGACTCCATAAACCATTTCTGTGCCTGTGTATCTATCTGTTGCTGTGCGATTTTTGATTCCTGTTCCTGATGGAATCTGTCGTTCTCTCTCTTAAGTCTCTGGAACTCTTTGTACTGTTCCACAGTCATACCTGCATCGTCAGCAGCATCCTGCCAATATGCATTGTCGCTTTCAAGTGCGGACATGATATCTTCCGGAGATTCGACACCATAACGCTGTGCAAGAAGATCCATTATAGGCTGGTTGGCATTGACTTTACTCTCAAGTTCTTTGGTTTGTTTGAACCTTCTGTCTATAAGCTTCTGAGTACGTTTGTTGTACTCGTCCTTATACTCTCCCTTAATGAGATTGTCGAATGCTCTGGATCTCTCCTCTAATGTGCTTGAAGTGGTTTCAACTTCTCCCCCAGCGGCGACCTGAGATTCAGCAGAAGCATTTGCTCCATCGCCCGAAGAGCCTACAGCTCCACCATCCCCTCCTTCAAAGAGATGTAAATTGATCTTTTCAATCATATTGTTCTCCTTCATGGTATTTGCCCCAAGTGGCATTCAATCATGGATTAGACCCCAAGTGGTCATTGCCCTTATCCTACGCAAGGCACCGAAGCACCAAGCATAGGAGGAGGACATAATCTATATAACATAAGAGAAAGGAAAACTTGCCAAACACTTTATACTATTTTGACATAATCGGGATAGTCTCTTGCTAACATTTCAAAGCCGCCTTTAGCCATATCAAATAATGGATCCTCCCCATACCAGTCTATGTATGCATCTCCATCGTCAAGTTGATAATCAGCTATGTCGGAAAGATAGTTTGCAAGAGTGAACATCAGCATACTTATCGCAGAACAAACTTGTTCTGATCCTGTCGCATGACCTTTTGCTTCTATCCTATAGTGTTTATTCTCTTTTGTTATCTTTACGTTTGTCATGTTGGACTCGCTGCGTCACTTCCATTATCAATATGTGGAGTGGATCTCTTTGCTAACCTCTGACCATATCCGGTCATCGGAGTATTTGCTTGCATTTGGCTGTCAGCAATCGCATTGCCTGGTGTTTGTGCTACTTGTGGTGGTGCGGCTCCCATGCCTTGCATAGGTGGAACACCTGTAAATATCGCAAGTTGCTGCATAAGATCCTGCACCATTCTAAACAATGTCTGACCTTGCATTACCTTATCTTTAACATCCTGGATGCCTTCAAAATCCATCATGTCAAGTGCTATCATAGACTCCTGTGCTTTCTCAGGATTGAAGAACCCCATAGCATACAATTCTTTGGCTCTCTCGTTCTGTTCCATTCTTGAGAATGGATTCTTCTTCTGAGCCTTAACCTTTAAATCAAAGACAGGTTTTCTGAAAAGAGTAAGACCATTAGCATCTACTCCCACAGGCTGTGGTTTAATCATCGAGTTATCAAAGTCAATGAAATCATAGTCTGTTGCAGGTTCTCCGGTGTTCTCCATCATTTCGACCATATCGTTAGGTCTTGTGATTCTGAATGATCTCACCTCATCATAGAATTGTCTTATAAGCTCAATGACCATTCGCACAATCTCGTTATGTGAACGATAAGATGATGAGATCATATCACGAGAAGTTTTATTGCCAGCCTCTTGTAACGCAGCTATAGCTGCAGCTGCTGTGATTCCCGAACCTGCAGCTCCTGAGTTTACATCACGATTAGCAGAAGTCTCTTTTAACTCATCTATCTTCAGCTGAAGGACATTAACATAATGTCCGGATAATGGCTGAAGAACTATCTCTTTAAGGCCTCGATCATCGATGGATCCCTCACAATGCACAATAGGTTTCGTCCAGTCCAGGAACTCGTCTTCGTTTACATTTGTGGAAGAGGAAGCAAAGAATCTTTTCTTTGACCCCATCATTGCGGATTCGATTATATATCCATCAAGCTTATCGATATACATCTGAGGATCCTTACAGATGGCAACATATCCGAAACCAGTAGGTGTACCTTCTTCTGGGAACATTACATCGAATACCACAGGGTACATCCCATGATCGTAGTATCCTTCATCTCTGTAGACAGGGTCATTTTCCGATGCATAGAGGACTATATTATTCACGAACTTGCAATAATGAAGAATAGTTCGGCTACCCTGTTTCCTCTTATAATACCAATCGACTACTATGGATTTGTTAGTAGTATCGATATTGTCATCATAGATATAATGTGATACATCTAATGCACCACCAGACATCTTTCCTTTATGTTCTGGGTACATATCATCAAGTATGTCTGTGTCGACAAGATCTGTGATGAAGAAGTTCCTTGACTTCTGTATATCTCTGATTCCTGGTTCCCAGAAAAGTCTGAGTAGATCCAATGACTTGATATCTATGTCGCCAAGTCCATTCTCTTTTTCAGAATTCCAGAATACGCCTGTGGCACTTGTTCCATCCTTTAACTTCTTCCACCAATTATCAGAATAAGTCTGTTCATAGTCATTCTGTTCCATTATGACCGGAAGTACTTCCTGAAGTTCTCTTGCGGACTCCATGTCGCTGCGTTCTCTCGGAAGGACAATAGGTTCAGGATAGTTATCCATTGCGTCTGCGTGCTTGTTGAGTATGGCATTGAATAGCCAAGCTGAAGATGGTTCAGGTCCTCTCTCTTCTGGCTTTTTAGTGGCATTGCTATGTCTCCTCATTACATCCCAATGTCTTAATTTATACCATTCTTCGTCTTCTATGATCCTTGCTTCAAGACTTGCTTTGCCTGCTCTGTACTCTTCAAGAGTATGCGCAGCATCTTCAACTTCCTTTTCGCCTATGATCTTTTGTTCTTCCATCCCTAATTCAACGATGACTTCGGGATTCTCTTCTTTACCGTAAAAATCAGCCATTTAATGACTCCTCCACCAATCGTATCTGTTGTAGTTGTTTATATCGTAATCATCATCCAATGGATTATATAGTTTAGGTTTCTTTGTCTCAAGGATCCTGGGAGCTATGGGATTCTTCATGCATACGTATCTCCATTCATCGTAGGCGTGCTAATGATCCTCCCCATCTGAATCAATATCTTCTACGTTTTTCTCATCGTACACAAGTGTAGGAATCGTCCTGATAAAGTGTGTACACGTATTGAATACATAGAACATAGGGATACCTTCAGAGTCCATTGAGAGTCTGTGATGACATTGCATCTTACCAGATATTCTCGCATGATCTCCCTTTTCAAAATAGATACGTTCTTTCTCAAAAAGTGAACCGATAGATTGTCCGGAACCATCCTCTTGCCAAATAGCAGGGTCCCCTACTCTTAATATCTGTCTGTTCTTAAGGTTAGGGTCTGTAGCTTCAATCTCTTTCATATTCTTGGCGACTACTGTAGGTTCTAACTTAACGCCTACATTAGGTTCAACTGTGCATCCGTAGTATTCTCTGATTCTGTATAATCTTCTCTCAAAGTCCACAGCATAGTATCCGACTGAAAAGGGTCGTGCATACCCCCAATCTATCGAACACCATATTTTCCATTCCTTTGGAATAAGGAAAGGTTCTATGACATGAGTATTGATCCTGTCTTTGTAATGGTCTGGATCATCTCTCCACTCTGTAAAGCATTGACCTGAGAAACTCTGCCAGTCCCCGTATAATAGCGCATTACGATCAGCTTCAGGCATAGAGGCTAATCGTGCGATGTATAACGGATCGTTCTTGAGTAGTTCAGGATTATCATATACAGTAGATGGAACAAATATCCTATAGTTCTGAAACTCTTCTATGCTGCCATCAGGTCTTGACCATCTTACTATCTGTGGGATAGGTGTCATAGGCTTGGCAGCTGTGATGAATCTATCCTTTACCCATCCGTGTCCTATCCCTCCAGGGTTTGCTGTGGATCTTATATATACTCTTGTCCCAGCACCATTAGGTCTGTTACGAGAGAACAGATATGAATATTCATCGTAAAGGAAATGTGTTAATTCATCGAATGCAATGAAATCATAGGCTTGGCCTTGATACTGTAGTTTATCTTTAGAGTGCTGCATTGACCCGAATATGATCTTGGCTCCAGACGGAAATGTCCACGTATGTTTGGAGTCGTTATACTTAGCATCAGGATATGATCTTGGATAATACCTCAAGGACTTTTCTATAAGCTCAGCCAATTGAGGAAAGGTCTTACGGATAATGAGTGCCTTGTAGTGTGGTATGTGTACTTGCCTTAGCGCTTCTATGACCAGGGCATCACTCTTGCCCCCTCCGGCAGCTCCCCCATACAATGCTTCATACTCAGGCCTTGACATGAATATTGCCTGTTTAGGTTGTGGTTTCCATATTACATTCACTCTTCTATGACCTCCGGAAGCATAATGACTCCAAGATCATCCCTGCTTTCTGTAACGACTTCTTTTCTGTCTTTCTGCCAATCAGCTCTCTTACGATTAATCAGATAGAACTGAATTGAAGTAGGATCAGGAGGAACATCTACTAATCTCTTCCTTGTTTCAGCAAGGACTGTTTCTCCAGTCTTTGGATCCCTTTTCCAATACTCTGTGATTTCTGTCCATTGATACCCTGTTGCTCTTTTCTTCAGAGCATTTTCCACTTCTTCAATGGCATCCAGTTCACCTTGCGCAAAACACTCATAGAAATCACAGAAAGGTTCTTCACCCTTTTCTCCTCTTGTGAGATATGACTCCAGGGTATTGAAGTGTATCTTAAGTTTCCTCGCTATGCTTTTGTGTGTATCACCTTGTCGCACCCAATCTTTGATCTTGTCCAAGTATGGTGCGACATTAGTCTCGTACTTGGTTTTTCTTGCCATTAATTCAATATATATTTGTTAGTTATGCTGATTACCGTAGCAGGATCCGAAACACTCTGCCAGGATCCATTAACTTTTCTCCACACTTGTAGCTCTTGCCAGGCACCATTCACCTTCAAGTATGCTGTGTTGACTTCACCTCCACTTGCGGTAACTACAATAGTGTGGTCTGCAACTATATTTGTAATAGTATAACCGTAATATGTAGGTGCTGTGCCGTTCAGCGTAATAGCAACCTTGAACTGTAAAGTATCGTTGTTAGCGGCACTCGCATCATCCTTTGAATACTTAACATCTATGTAGTGTTCGCCAGCAGACATCGAATATGTTAAAGTCTGTATTGATGATGTGTTGTGCGATGAAGTGTTGCAAGCCAACTTATAACTGCTGTCCGTTATGGTCGCCCCACTACTCCCTGCCGAATAATAGTTATGGTTCAATGCTGTGTCGATATTACCGAAAACACCGAAGTCATAAGTCTCTTCTGCATAGTTGATGAAAGTAAATGTTATTGTCGCATCCGTTGGCAAACTAAAGTGGACTCTGCTAACTGCGGCTGTCTTGTCAACACCTTTATTGTCGCTCTGATAATAACCACTCGAATTGAGAGAGAAACCATAAGAGCCAACTTCTTCTACTTCATAACTTCCTGTGTCTGTTTTCTGAACAAATTGGCTTGTAACGTCAGCCCCATTATCCTTAACGGTTATCCCAGATAAGGTATTCGTTCTTATCTCGACATCTGTGCCTTCAAGCGGATGTGTGTCTGTCGCTGTGACCGTTGCTGATGTACTATTGCTAATAGTTACGTCATAGTAAACAGGCATCGTATAGTCAACGAGAATTTCCGCACCATAAAGATACATATACGCTGTGGTGTTCTTCGATGCTCTACGGCAGTTGATTCTGATACCGAAGTTGTCGCCGTATCCCTTTATCGTGTCCCAATCAGCAGACAAACCTGTAAACGTATGAACTGAAGCCGTTGTGGTGATGACATCGCAAGAGCCGTTTATTGTTGACGTACCATTAGCAAGATAAGGCTTATATGATGTCGATGTCGATACGCCGCTTTCTCTTGCCTTCAGTTTGACGGTAAAGGAGTTAACGATTGCCCCTTCTGGAATATCATCAAAGTTAAAACCACGAAGGTAGATGTAGTAGGATGTGGTGGATGCCCTTGAGTTGGTGACCGTTGCATAAGAATCATTATCTGTATTAGCATACATATTTGAAGCATTAGATATACTTAAATACGATGTGCTGGATAAATAGTATGTGCTTGGTATGAGTCTTATCGTAGCCATTATCCCACCACCTTGATAGCCAAGTCTCCGTCATTCCCAAGACTTGAGGACGGTGTAGAAGTTACTTCGTATATAGTCACTAACTCTCCCTCTTCATAGAAAGTCGCAGTACCGCCACCAGTTTTAGGAAGTACAACCGCAGGCACATCTGGATATGTGGCATTTAATAATGTTATTGACTGTGCCATTGTCTGCACCCCCTTAAGAGATGGTGAGAATCTTTGTTGAAGAATCCTGCGAGATTGAAGGAAGTGAAAGACTGCCCTGTACCCCCAAGAGGGTCACTCCGCTTTTTATGTTGGAAGCGATTACCTTGTTCTGCTCGGCTGTTGATATGGAAACCGTACCGCCTGTGGTATACCCAGCAGGGATAGTTACTGTGCCAGCCTTGGTGGATATAGTACCGCTTGTGCTACCGTTATTAGCCATTGAGCCAGATACTGAACCGCTTGCACCGAAACCTGTCTTTCCAGTAAGTACATCTGCACCTGTGATGTCTGCGGAAGCCGTGTCAAAAAACTTGGCTGTACCACCGCCAGACTTGGGGATGTCTACTTCGGGTACGTTCTGATAAGTAACGCCATTGATTATTACATTCTGTGCCATTTGTTATCTCCTTTAAGAAACTGTTAATACTGAACCATTCCAAGTGATTAAACCATAGTTGGAAGGTATCGGGTTTATGATCACATTTCTTGCCATAGAAAGACCATTAGTTTGTAGTTCTACCATTTCTCTACTTGGCGTAACCTCATATATCCCCCTATACTCTTCCTGTTTTGTTGGGATATTAATAATACCTACTAAATGTTGATCTGAGGATATTTTGCCAAGCAGCTGTTCTTCAGTACTTATAACACCTACAATTACTGTCTCATTCATATCTTTTTACCAACAATAAAGTCCTTGCCCTGGATAACTGTATCATCGTCTCCATTAGCATGGTGGACTGTCACATCATACACATAGTTCCCTTCCGGTATATTTGTATCTTCGTTGCTTAAGCTGATCCTTAACGTGTCAATCGGAATATCTTTCGTAATAATCGGGCCTTCCTTAGCATAGCTTTTTTTATTAGGTGTAAGTTCTTTATGCCCTACTTCAAAAACTATTCTGTCGTCCATCTCAGGGACATATGGCCTACCATCTTTGTATATAAGTTTTAATACACCTTTAAAAGCATTTTTTCTTGTAACCTTTAAAGTATTTCCTTCAGCGCTATACATAGTACACCTCTCATAATGATAGAATTACATTATGATGATACATTAATGTTATGATGATCTTGCCAAACACTTACACTGAAAAAGAGCATCTAAGATGCCCAAAAAAGGAGAGTGCCTGGGTAGATAAATATATCCAATCCCAGGCTAATGAAACTGACAATGGTTTCATCGATATTATATCACAAACCATATAATAATCAATTCAGAATGACACAGTTCCAGATTCTGTTTCTATAGTATACTCTGTCTTTTTACATACTCTGTTATTCCACTTTTCTGTGGCTTTGGGATCCTTCTCCCCTCCGTAAAACATGACATCTGCCCCACACTTACGGCAGATAAATGTCTTTGTCCCATATATAATTCCGTTTCTTTTTTCTATCTCTCCACCACAAAAGGGACAAGGTTTTAACTTTATCTTTTTCTTTATTACTCCCATATCATTCTCCTTTCATCCTCGCTCCACAGCTCGGACAGAAATTGCTCTCCGTGTCCGAGTATTCCCACTCTCCGCATATAGAACATCTGTGTTCGGGAAGTTTTAATCCGTAATGAATATCGTGTATCCACTCGCCCTCTTTCCGTTCTTCTATGGTGGGAAGGTCTAATATTATCATTATTGCGTTGCCATAGTTCTTGAAGTGGTCATCGCCCAACTTCTTGACCGCTTCTTCTCTCGATATCAGTTCCATATCATTCTCCTTTCAACCTTTTAAAACCTTTTAAAACCTTTCAAATATCAAATAGGTCTATTTAGCCATTCTTCTCTTGCTATGGAGACCTCATCGAGAAACAAGACGGTTTCGTAGAAATTTCCCATTGGGATTCCTTTATTAAGAGCATCATATTTTTCGATAAATTCCTCGCCATATTTATTTAGGCAGTAATCTCTTAAACTTTCTTTTTTCTTTCTCTTAAAAAGTTTAATAATCCCCATATCATTCTCCTTTCAGTTCCTCATACAGTTCGTGAGCCTTGGGTATCTCATAGGCGTAGCCCATTTCCTTGATGTATAGGCTGATGGATTTTTTGGCATATTCAACACCCGCATTAAAGCCTTTGCACCAAGCCATTCTGCCAATTTCCTCTTGTGACAACTCTTCGTTTGTTTTCTCTACTCCCATATCATTCTCCATTCGTATATGCTCCAATCCCATATTAGGTCCTGTTGGTTCTCTTAAGTTTGACTACCATAGTTGATCCTATAACTTCCGATGTGATTTCATATGGTTCGGATCCCACCAAAGGCTTGTTGATCCTAATGTATCCATCTTTGCCATACTTCTCTATAACTTCTTTCATTATGGCATTTACAGAAGCCTGAACCTGTGCAGCGCCTTTCTTTAACTCCTCGTTGTCTCTAACTATTTTTGCAAATAATTCTTTCTGATCCTTGACAGCTCCGGACTCTCTCATTTCTTCAAGGTTCCTATAGAGCTTGGCGTTCTCTTTTAAAAGTTCTGCGTTCTCCCTTTTAAGCTTATTTATTGTCGTTAGGTTCATTATGTTCCTCCATTTCAGTTATGTACTGTGCTAACGAACATTTCTCCCAATTATAGGAAGCACAGTATTTATCCATATATCTGTTAGCATAATCTCTTGTAAACAGACATACCCTACCACCATCGCACGATACAAATTTTTCCGCATCATACTTGTAGTAAGGGCATATCCATTTTTTTCGCCTATTCCAGGTCTTGTACTTCCTCGACATCTTTCCCCTCTGACATCATCCTCACAATAGCACTTCCTAACCACCCCAAAAGTACGATTGATCCAATGATTATAAGGGCAACTACAGTATTCATTCTAAAGGGACTCCTTCGATCTCAGCTCTTGCTTCAAGCACGTTAAGGTATTCACCCATGGCTTGTGACTGTTTCTCCAGAAGATATATAGGGCAAGCCAACTTAAATTCAAGAGTATCATTCATGGCTTTATTGATAATGTCGTTAAGCCGTTTGTACCTTCTGTTGAGATCCGAATACTCATTCTGCATCCTAACCTGATACGGTTTAAGCTCTGTTGATGCCTCGTCCTCATCAAGTCCAAGAAGTTTATCGATAAAAGCATCGATATCCTCCTCGCTTTCTTCTTCCTCATATTCGCTTATCACTTCTTCGATTAAGTCGTTCAGTTTAGCTGCCATCTTAGCTTCGCTCTTGTCACCCTTGATAATAATTTCCATCTTGTCCTCCTGTTTCATAATTAAGTAAATCTCTGCGATAATTAATAACATCATAAGCTATGTCTTTTAACTCATCATAAATGGCATAACCTTTACATTTTTCAACAAGTTCTGGTAGACTGTTTATATCACACCATAGAGCTTGCCATCCCCAGACTATAGCGAACTCTCCATCGTGAGCTACATACGTAACCCCTTTTTCTGCCTCGCTATCAACCGCATACATTGATCTCATCCTCGGAACGAGCCTGTTGCGGTCAATCTTCAACGATCTCTTCCATATCACCTTTTAGCCCTCCTCCGGTACATTTTCCCCGTTGCCACAGCTTTGATCCTGTCTGACTCGATCTTATTTGCTTCCATTACGAGATGCTTATCATGGTATGATTTAGCATTCTCCTCGTCTTTAGCTTTGCGAAACGATATATACTTTTCACAAGTTATGTGGCAGTTAGGTTCTGCCACTCTGTCTTTACAACCAAGACAAGGTGCATTTAATTTAGTCATCTGTAATCCTCAAAACTATTGCTACTATAGAATATGTGTTTGTTGTTCACCCATCTCTGTAATCTCTTGGTAATTGTAGGTGCGTTTGGTTTATCGTAAATCATCACATATGGATCATAATCCAACTCTCTCAGCTTATAAACTCGTTCAACATCCTGTTCATGAGTGGTATTAAAGTTGGTTAGTACATATACTCTGGTTTCTCTGCTCCTTTTATTTATTAAAGGTCTGATTTCTCGCAGCTTCTCAAAGGTTCGCATCTCATAATTGTCCCAGGCGAAATGGATCATCTTTATTTTCATCTGATTAAGTTGATCACACTCTTTATCTGTGAGCAATCGGACATCTAATCCCTGGTTAAACTCTATCCATGAGTTTGTGGCTATGAGATCATCAAATAATCTTTCGCATTCTTTTGAAGCTGTGATATTAGGATCCAATAGGATGATCTCTCGTTGTCCTCTCCAGAACTCATCTAAAGATGCTACCTGGTGAGATATAAGGCCTTCCTTATCTCCCACTATGCAGAAAGGACAATGTCGAGGACATCCTCTTGTGAGGAACCCATATGCTTTATTTTTGATTCCATAAAGCGAATAATCCGGATAAATGTGTTCTATCTCATCAGAGAGAACATCATTCAAATTGTATCCGCTGCCCCCCTTAATGACTTGATCTGTGTTTATGACCCAATCTATATCTTTTGTATATGTCTCATCAAAGACCTTTGATTGATATACTCTGTCATAGTGTAACAATCCATTCCACCACTCTACTTGATCACCCTTGTTTTTGTGATAAGCCGATAGTTTCATAAGACACAGATTAGGGAAGTTATGTGAGTCTACATCTATAAGACCTATATTCACTTCATTCTCCTCGCTATTTGATGGATAACATTAACTGTCACACCGTTTCCGGCTTGCTTGTACAATTGGCTATCAGAGTTTACAAACTGTGCCTTTTCAAAGTAATCGTCCGTCCATCCTTGTAGTCTGAAGCACTCTTTGGGAGTTAGCTTCCGTATCTTAAGGTTCTTAGTTACTGTCCCCATTTCGTCTGTGCAAGTTAGTGTGTTTGTCATTTGATCACCTACTCTTCCTCTTCTTGTACTTGATCCAGATGCACCAACATTTACCCCATCATATGGATAAGCTTCAGAGTATCCTTTCTTAGTCGCTTCTTTAATTGGGAGCCACCCCCCCTTAAATTTTGTCATCGTCATTGGATTCCACCTCTTTCACCTCAATGTAGTAAATGCTGCCTGACAATGTTTTCCCAGTACCTAATGAGTTTAAAAGACATGGACTTACAAAATCTTCACGTATTCTTATACCTTCATCATATCGGAAGTCGGCTACGTATTGTCCTTTACTCAGTTTCTGTAGATTCCTTATCATCTTCTACCTCCACGATTATCATAGGCTGTGACATTGCCGACCCACTGCCAAGTGTTCTCATAAGCCCATTAGGATCATACACTCTCCCCCCTATTGTATTAATTGTCCCATCATCATAGATGTTCATTACTTGGATTATCTTGTTCATAGATCACCGCCACATAATTCATAGCTTGTCCACAAGTGCCATGATTAGCACCAGCAATAAGGCATAGACCGATATCTATTGTTTTAGGTTTTATTGAATTGTGTTTGCCAGCTGAAATGGGGACCTGTCTGTACCCCGCCCTCTCAGTCGGGATAATTATCTTTGATATATGTTGCATTGAAATATGGAATTGCACCTACTCTGGTGTCTATTGTATTAGATATGTCTGTTTGCTTAGGTTCTTTGCCATCATGTAGAATCATGCCTTGTGGTACCCTGTTACCTTTAAGATATGTCTGTCTGTCTGTCTGTCTGTCTGTCTGTCTGTCGCAACAAACGTGCCAACAGAATTAGCTTCTCCGGTTCTTGTTGTTAAAGTCCCTGTGGTAAGAGCTTCGCATCCTTGTAGCTCAATAACCTCGCCATCGTCTCGTCTGAGAGGAAATACTTTGGATCCACTTCTTCCTCTAAGATGTCCGATAATAAAGCATCTTTCTCGGTTCTGTGGTACTCCGAAGTCTTTTGAATTGAGAACTTCCCACTCTGCATCGTACCCATTTTCGTCCAGTTCAACGAGAAGTTTGGCGAAATCCCATCCTCCATTAACACTAATAAGATTTTTAACATTCTCAATGAATAACCAAGTGGGTTTCTTTTCTTCTTGGAGTTGTCCAAGAAGGTACATAACTCTGAAAAACAGGCTTGAACGATTTCCTTTAAACCCAAGCTGATGTCCTGCGACTGAGATATCCTGGCATGGGAATCCGAAACACCAACAGTCGGATTGAGGAATGTCATCTGCGTTTGTCCTTGTAATATCTCTGGAATACCATTCGCCATTTCTATATTCATCTTTTAGAATCTCCTTTTGCCTTTTCTTAAGATCAAGTGTAGCAAGATACTCTCGCTGTTGTTCTGTGATCAGATGCATGGATGTATAGGATGCTACAGCATACTTATCAAATTCACAGAATCCTACACACTCATGACCTGCCAGTTCCATTCCTCTCCGGAACCCACCTATACCTGCGAACCAATCTATGAATTTCATATCTCCTCCAACACATCCTGAATCATATTAATCACATCATTTTCCGATAACCCAAGTTCTGTCGTATATAAAGCTATGAACCCTTTAACTGCATCAGAGAACTGTTCTTTGCAGTTTTCACAAAGGCCGTAGTAGAGTTCCGATGAGAACTCATTACACTCTCTGCATTGTTTTGCTTCCGATATGCTCCAGCTCCCACAGTTAGGACAGGTATCAGGTTCTTCTTCTATGCCATAATGCGGTTTCTCAAATACGGCATTGCAATCTTCACATATACACATCGCTGCCTCCTACATTCCAATTAGGATCTTCTCTTATGATCCGACTCAAGTATTTATATGCGTTCCCTATATCTGCATCAGGTTTTCTCTTGGCTACATACTCAACAAACTTGTATAGATCGACTCCACGAGACTGGCATTCCGTTTCCAACAAGCTCGTCTCATAATCGCTCAGACCATTAATTAATTTATTAAATATATAGTCGTCATTAATTTGATTTGATTTATATTGATTTGTATTGATTTGATTTAGGGAAACCATTTGTTGACTTTTGGTTGACTTTTGGTTGACACTTGGTTGACACTTGGTTGTCTCATCGTCATCGGTTTGGCTGCCATCTGTCTCCCTTATGTGGTAGATACCATCATCATCAAGTTCCACTTGGTTTCTATAGTCTTTCCATTTGGTTTCCTTAATGCGGTCACTCCTCTTCGTATTGTTTAAAAAGTGGTGCTTGACCAGGACTACTTTTCCAAAGTCGATGAGATACTTGTTATCAATAAGTTCCTTCAAATGTTTCTTTGTTGCCTTTGCTCTGAACATACAGGTGCTTACCTTGTCGCAGAACCCTTCATCGTCTGTATCCATTCCGATGTGATAGTAGAGCAGTTGAGCTTGAACAGACATATCTATGAAGCTGTCATCATGTGTCACATCATCACAGAACATCCTTTTCTTGCTCATAATCTCACTCCTATCTGTTCTCCCTGGTCATCATATGCGAGATCCATTGCTCTTAATAAACTGAGCAGCGACATTGCTCTTGATCTTATATGGTTCTTGGTTATCTCCCATGAATTGTCGATACCATTCCAGAGCCACACACCATCATAACCGGAGCATACTCTTACTCCACTCATCCTTAAGTTATGGATCATTCCTCTTATTTCTGAATCCTTACAGCCAAGCATTTCTGCCAACTCTCTCTGAGTTATGGGTTTTGTCGTAAGAACATTAAGTAATTTATCCTCTTTCATGATGTCCTCCTAAAATGGTATATCTTCTTCTATCGCCGAAAAGTTTTCTGGAACAAACTCTTCCTGTTTAGGTTCTTCTTTTGTCGTTTCAGAAACGACATTTTCTTTTCCCCATTCAAGAAACTCGACCCTATCAGCTATAACATCATTGGTGTATACTGTTGATCCATCTTTCTTTGTGTATGAATCTGTTTGAAGCCTTCCTTGTATTCCTACGAGTCTTCCCTTTTTCAGAAACCTCTCACAGTTCTCAGCTTGCTTCCCGAATACTGTGATTCGAGGATAGTCTGTTTTCTTTTCTTCTCCCTGTTTAGTAATTCTGTCTATTGCTATACTGAAAGTAGTTACAGCCATCTGTGACCCACTTGTATATCTTGTTTCAGGATCTCGTGTGAGTCGTCCTATAAGCACTACGCTATTCATTTTGTCCTCCTCGATAAATTCATCGATTGTTTATGAAACTCTCTGAAATCGTTAATTTGAGTCTAAAACCGATACCATATGAGCTACCTCATCTGGTGTAAGAGTATTGATTCCTGCTGCTTTGCAATCATCAATAACCGCTTGTATGATCCGAGCCATCTGCTTTGAGTCATATGTGGAAGTCCCAAAGAATACTCTTATGCATTTCCCAAAATCTTCTGCGAACCAACCGGTAGAGTCGTGTCCTCTACCCCATTGTTTGATGAACTCTGTCTTAGCTTCTTCGTTACCAGGGACAAGGACTAATTGAGAAACTCCGTACTCCCTTACATACCTTTTATATAATTCATCAACTGTGGTATCTAATTTGATAGCGAGATCATTAAGTAAAACCCAAAAGTATGCGTTAGCATTAAGTGATCTCTTCTTCCGAAGCTGCTTGATATTGATAAGTATTTTCTTCCCAATCTTACCTAATGTATCGTCTGCTAATTTTTCGATGTCCTTCTGGAAAGTATCATCAAATATCAATGACAGCTCTACTTCGTGATCCCTATATGAATTTCTGCATTTAATATCTTTAAGTATCATGTACTCACTCCAAATATGATTTCGTGAACAGTTTTATAAATTCTTCTCTATTGCCAAATTTCTGTTCCCATTTCTTTTGGCAAAGGCATTTAAGATGTAAGTCCAAGTCCTTGTCAAAATGCACAGCTTGGTTTGATCCTGTATGATGTTTATTACATAACCACACCCAACATCCGTATCTGTCACTCACATCTCTTCTGCCATTCCCACCAAAGATATGATGTTTCTCTACATTCGGGTTTCCACATATGAAACATTCTTTTTCATTAGATATAATTGATCTGTTTCGGCATGGTGACCCTGACATATCCGCTTTTTCCTTTCTTGATCTTGTCTTTAAGGTATTTTCTGTAGACCTCCGGACATTCTATCTTGAATGTTTTCTCGTCAAACTCCTGCACGACTTTATCCTGTCCCTCTTTGACTACTGTGAATTTCACTCCTCTGTCTGTTGTCCAGTCTGGGATCCCTTTGGACTGCATCGCCACATACATCTTTTCACGAAGCTGGTTATATTCAGTCTCCATCTGTTTATAGAACATCAGATTCTTCTCAAGAGATGCGATCTTATTAGCCAAGACTACGATTTCCTGTGGCTGCAGGTCTTGTTCTGTTAAGAAAGGGTTCTCTCTTACTCTCTCCACATCTATGCGGAACTTATTGACCTGGATGTTTATCTCTTCTAAAAGATCCGTATATTCATCTTTATTGACTTTGAATAACTGCAGCCTCTCTGAATCGAACTCATGTGAGTAATCATCAGGTCTTTCATATACTGCGAGATATCCTAAATCTTTGTTATATAAATCCATATAGAAGAGAAGCTGAACCAGGTACCCTTTATATCCCTGAAGCTCTGAGTGGATCTGTGATGTAGTCTTGATCTCAAGTATTGAATCTTCTGACAGACCATCACAATTTCCTCTTAAGTCATCAACTATCTTGACATCAGGGATAAATTTCTTCTGGAGCATATGGTTTACGAAGTCCCTTATCACAGGTTCCATCTCATTGCCATATTCGATTTGAGGAGAAGTGATCTCCTTTCTGTTCTCCGGTTCGGTCTTATCCAGGATAAGCTGCCACCTTGTCTTGAATGGAGATATCCCCATAAGGATAGGTATGTCCGAACCACCGATATATTTATCTCTGTTCTTTACTACACTATCTTCTTTCATATTCCGTCCCTCTCCGTCTTTTCAAGATTCAAACCTAAGATGATTTCCTGGAACCTTTCTGTAGATGTGTCTCTTGTAAGGCCGTACATTTTAGCGAGATCAGTCGCTGTATAACCAAGTTCCTTGCCAAGCTTAAGCATCTTGTCCCTTGTTTCCTTGCGAGTGTCTACGGCAGGTTCTTCCTTCGATTCGACTGCTGTTTCTTTTTTAGATGCTGTTGTAGGCTTATCACTTTTGCTGTTCTGCTGATTAGCATATTCGTCCGTATCAGCATCCTTTGTATCGTCTATGAGGAATAAACCATTAAGCGCATACTTCCTTGCATATGATGATGCGGTTCCGGTAATCTGGGATCCGTCCATTCCTTTCTTGTCAAGATCTTCTCTTGCATAGGCTGTGGTATATTCCACTTGTTTATCGGATCTTATAGTCGCTATAGCTTTGACATAGTATCTGTCTCCGATAAGGACGATATCATCTGCCAAAGTCAACTGACATCCGTACTTATCAAGTAAAGGTTTTACCGCTTCCAGGATATCCTCTGCGCTTCTGTACTTGTATTTCCCAAAAGAGTTATACTGTCCTTTTGGTGCTTTTAACTCTTTCTGTATATTGATTAGTTCTTTCATTTTGTCTCCTTCCTTATATGCCTGTAGACTGTCTCTATCTGTGGCTTTACATATGATATAAGTTCTTCAGCCTTGACATTCTGTGTCTGTCTATGCATCGCATTTTCAAGTGCTTGAATAATGTTGTCGATATAGTCATAGAGGATTTCTTCATTTGTTTTTATGCTCATAGATCACTCCTCCGACCATGCATATAATGAAAGGGATCCACACCCATGCGAGTTTCCATATTCCTAAAAGAATCTGTTCTGTGATACTCATTCCATTTCCTCCTACTGTTTAAAAAGTTCTGACTTCTTGACCTTGAAGAAATTTGATAAGAGATCTTTTTCTTCTTCTTTAAATTTTGTCTCACCGCCTCTTTTACGATTTGCTGACCAATACGATATGTGCAGCACGTTCTGTATGTGTTTGGTGGAAAGAAGTCTCTTATCAAGTTCTTCTTCAAGTCTTGGGTATGCTACTTTAGTCCTCTGCATCTGGCCTCCTTCCTTCAAGGAAGCAATAGTACCAATTACAAGCACAGCTGTTGACTTTCTTGTAGCCACCTGTCTTAGTGCAGAGATGGTATTTCACCCTGCCATCAGGACTGATTTGCAGTTTTGGGCATTCTCCGCAATAGCACTCTCCACCAAGTAGTTCGTACTTCTCTTTGAGATTCTCTGGTACAAACTCCGCGATACGGTACTCAATAGTTATCGCCATAGAGTCATTGAAGTTGTGCCATCTCTTCTCAACAATGTCGTACCCATTTGACATAAACTCGTTAAGGGTATTGTCGAATACTTCGGGATCGCTTTCCTTGATAGTTTTAAACTTTGTTGCCTTTTCTCTTTTCATTGCCACACCATCCTTTCTGCATTCCCCTTCCAAGACAATAAAAAAAGGGAATACTTGATTTTTCAAGTATTCCCTGTTAAAATCGTAAAGTGATTTGATTCACCAACACTTCTATAATGATTTATATTTGGGCTATATTTTCTCCAGGTTTTTCAAGGGTTCTCCCCTATTTTGGAAAGATTACAGCCCAATTATGATTTTAGGAATACTTGCTACAATCAATATATCACATCCCCCATTTGATTGCAATAGTTATTTGCAATTTTATTCAACATTTTTTATAATGGATTTAAGGAGGATCTGTGATATGGATATGCAGTATTTAAAAGATTATGAAGAGTTTAAAAATGATTCAAATCAATACATTAAAGTTTTAGAGGAAGATGTTTGCCGTTATCGTGGATACTATGAACACCAGTTATTAAAGAAAGATATATTAGAAAAGCAATTAGATGATCTTAAGATTGAAAATAAGCATTTATCAAAAGCCAATTATACTTACTTAATACTTCTTGTACTCGCAGTAATATATCTTGTAATTCCTAAAATAGTCAATTTGTTTTAACCATTTTATAGCATCCCCTTCTCTACCTATGATATAATAATAGTACCACACCAAAGGTACTCAAATCCAAAATATTAAAACCCCAAACGAAAACCCTGGATAAGTTCCAGGGTTTTCCATTTACCTTAGCTCATAAGGATTTCTTTTTCTTTTGAGGAAAGGTTTAAGTCTTTTAGAAGTTTTATTGCAGCTTCTTTTTCAGCATTCTTATAACTTCTATTACCATCTGCATCGGACTGTATCAGAGCTAATCTGTAGAGAATAACTTCTTCTTCAGTCAAACCATTAATGGCCTTCTTTGAAATACTCTGGGTATCAGAATCTTCGATTCCTACAGATATTTTTTCCACTATCTTTGAGAATCTTTCCTGATCCGAAGGATCCGCATTAGACCAAACAGAATTACTTGAAAGATATGCTATGCTCTGGTCATAAGCCTTTTGTTCAGACTCTGTCTTATTCTTCTTTCTCCGGTCTTTCATGGCACTTTCGATTTTATCTTCTTCAATCCCATCTTCTACCATGATCTTACGAAGTTCGTCATATTGAGTCTTATCGTTTCTGTAAGCTATGAACAAGTTGTCCATCTTCTCAGAGTCTTTAGCGAAAGTAGATTCCAAAGCTCTGTACTCGCCTATGTATTTACCTTCGGATGTAATTGCTGCCCATCTGTAGATGCCATCATAAAGGTTCATTACATTTCCTGTAGGCACACCTGCAAACCTTCCACCCTCTTTAGCGACTTTCCCAGCCTGTTTCCATATCTCTTTGGTATCAATGCTTTCCTTATCGTCACTTGTGATATAGTCCCAGGTCTGACCCATCAATGTCATCATATCTATTGAAGTGTTGAAGAAGTCATTGATTGAGGAGTCTGTTACAGAGGAGAACCCATAGTAGTATGTATCATTGATTTTACTATCTAATGCTGTGAATACCTCTGATCCCAGAAAGAACTCCGCAGAGAATCCGCTTATCATGTCTTTTGATAACTGTTTGAAGTAGGATCCAAAAGTAATCTTTCCTTCTTCATCTCTGTATTTGTCGTCCTTACCTCTGAACAATGCCCAAAGAGATGTCATTGCTGCGAATACGGCAAGCTGTACTATTTGGGATGTAGTCGCTCTTCCAAGATTAGTCTTGGCTTCTTTCAGTTCGGTCTTTGCTTCTTCGGATTTAGTGTTGATGTATTTGGTTCTCTTTGCGAGATAGTTTCCGGTAGCATCAAACCAAATATTGAAGTTCTGATAAGGCTGTGTCTTGAACATGGAAAGTGTTCTCTCAAGAGTCGAGTCGCTTCTAAGATGTCCAGGTCTTTGCATAGTGGTATAGTTTGGCTGAGTCTCCGTTATGATCTTGTTATAAGTTTCTGCGACTCTATCATCGTATCCGCTATCACCTCTGTGGAGCCCGTAAGTATCCTCCACATATACCTGTGCTACCTTAAAGAGTTTCCTTGTAGTGAGAATATCCATGCCCTGGATCCAGTTAAAGGCTTTCGCTCTTAGCATCTTCTTAAACAAGTTATCTCTTCCAGGTCTGTTCTGTATATCTCCGACTTCTCTAAAGTTGAATCCTTCTGTTCTATAGTTGAGTAATGGTGTTATGGAATCCACATAGTCAAGATCCAGTTTCCCTACTCTTCCAAAAGATTTGAGCAACGGTTTCCATCCTACTACAGCAGCTGCAGTAGGGAAAGATGCTGCCTGCTTGATAGCGACAGAAGCATTAAGAGAAAGAACAGCACCAGCATAGTTGGAAGTCAATCTTCTTAAAGTCTTTTCTACTGTCCCTGCCCCACTATGAGCAAACTGAAGATCCGATATTACCTTGTCGATATAATCTGTTGCATCACTTGACCAGAGTTTCTTTATAGTCTCCTGGACTGAGAGATACCCACCAGTAAGTGTTCTGTAGCTTGCAGTCTCTTCACCCTTCATGGTATCCGGAAGTCCGTTAGTAGGAACAGGTGTATTATCCACAGCTCCCTCTATGGATCTTCTTTCGGCCTCACCCTTTGCACTTGCGATGCTTGAGGAATGATAGATCTTATTGAAGTTTCTGATCGGGATAGCAAGTCCTACATACTTGGAGTCTGCTTCGATAGCGCTCATAAGAAGATCTGTGATGTCCTCTGCGTAGACAGGTTTAGAGGACTTAACTCTTTCCTTATGGCTTCCCATACCTTCAAGTGTTCCGTCTCTCTTTATAATGTCTGCATCAACATCTAAGAAGTTCTTGTCTACAGAGATTCTTAAGTAGTTCTTAACTTTAGCGATTGAGATACCATCAAGAAATTCAGATACTCTGTTTGTGGCCTCCGGAGCTACTACATTAAAGTAGTTGTATACTTCATCCGCATATGCTTTTTCCTGTCCAGTCATACCGTTTATGATTGCCTGGACCTGAGACTTGCTGAATCTTACAAGTTGTCCCTTGTCATATGCATCGGTTCTTTCTCCCTGTTTAAGGAGTTTCACATCCGGAATATGAACACCACCATTCACGATATGTCTCATGTTATCCTCGTTCTTTGAGGAAAGATAGAACCAGATCCTAATTGCCGGAGTGATCTTGACTGTCGTAGGTTTCATATCTATGGTAGTCGCATTTACTGTGATCTCCGGAGCTTTCTTTCCGTTGAGATAATCGGTAAACTTCTTATCTGTAAACCTCTGGAAAGGTTTGAGAGCTTTCATGCGATAGTCCAGGGATATGTTCTGGCCTTTCTCCAATTCTCTTGTGGCGATCATAAGAGGATTGTTCTCGTCATACCCCACTACCCTTCTCATATATCTAATAGGAGAAAGAGTCTGACCTACAAACACATTGTCTAACCTATGGAGTCCGAACCACTTAAGACCATTAGCATTCTCTATTCCGTTTACAGTTTCAATTGCTGCCATAAATACATCATGTTTGTACTGGCTGTTGATGAGTTTGGTATCTGTGCGGAGTTTATGCTCGATCATCAAGAGAATGTCGGTAAGAGTTTGCACATCTTCAATGGTTATATCGTTGATGGATACTTTTCTCAGTCTCTCAAATTTGGCTTCAAGTTTCTCGTTCTTAACGAACCACTCGTTGTTCTCTACTTGATCCTGATACCATTTCTCTAACTCTTCCAGTTTGATCTTGGTATTTCCGGTCATTGATTTAGCCACGAGATCAAGGTCACCTATAAGAGAATTGATAAGAGACTTATTAGCATCAGTCGTCTTGATTTTATCAAGTCTCCTTGCGACCTTAAGAAGTTTGGTTCTTGCTTCGGAATCGAGTTTCTTCGTTCTCTTTGCATCCCTCATCTGCTTCTGATGGTCCTTCATTCTCTGGATCATCTCGTCTCTCTTTTTTCTCTCGTTTTTTATAGCCTCTTCTACCCTCTTGGCATTACGAATCTTTTCACGATTGAGAGCTTCCCATTTAGCGGCTTTCTCCTGTGCGACTCTCTCTGCTGTATGAGCTTTCTCCTTTCCTATTGCCTTCTCCATTCTGTCTGCGAATGTAGGAGGAGTTTGCCTTACATTTTCGTCCAGGAGTCTGTCGATGATCTCGTTTGAACAGTAATCAATAGCTTCTGCCATGTCATATGAGAAAGGGTTCTCATATACGTCTTCAGCATATTCAATCTGTTTTATCACATACCTGGTTAGGTCTGAAGGATTACTTGATTCACTACCATCATCATTAACAATTGCATCTGGGAACAGGTCCATGCCAAACAGGTTCTGTAATTCAGACCAATACTGATCCATGGTCTTGCCGCTTGACTTTGAGAGCCTCAGCTTACCAAGAACCGATTTGCGGTAATCGTTATAATCTGCAAAGTCAGATGCATTGACTTTAATGGTTACTCCTTTAAAGTATTCCTTTATGGCCTTATAGGTTTCCTGTGTCTCATCGTTTACAAGTTCAGATGCATTGTATACGATATCCCTTGCTATATCGATGGCATCAACTTTCACTCTGTCGAAGTCTACTTCTCCCCTCTCACCATGTCCATTGGCAAGATCCTCACCTAACTTCTTGAGTCTCTTAACAAGATCGTCTGAATCTATGAGAGAAGTGTATGATGACTTAAGATCCTTTGCTACAGTCTTGATATCGTTTGTTCTGAGAGATACCCTTGTTGTTCTCTTCAGTTGTGATTTATAGAAATCTACTATCTGTTTGAGTTGTTCGTTCTCTCTCTGGAGTTGTACGATTCTCGGAGGAATAGAAGAAAATCTGGTGTCGTTATTGTTCTCATCAAATCTCTTTGAAAGAGGAATAACATCGCCATTGTCATCATATGTAACAGGATCGGCTGATGCGATTTTATTTGCATCGAATGGAATCCATGCTTTCTCGTCATAATCCCATCTCATTCCATCATACCCTGCTGCACGAATCCTTGAAGTGAGATTGCCATCTCCTCCCCACCAGTTACCTATATCGAAAAGCTCAAACACACTATAATGCATAACCCCATCATAGTTCCCGCCTTTCAATGTGTCCTCACCAACAGAAGAGTCAAACTTGATTCGGGTAACGCCTTTGCTTGCAAACCATTTTCTCCATTCGTCAATAGGTTTCTGCCAGGAAGTATCATAGAAGTCTAAAGGATTCTCTATCTTAACATAGAACGATCTTGTACTTCCATACACTCGTGCGTATTCCTCATCCTCAGAGAAATATCCTTTGATTTGATTGTCTCCTCCGGATTCTTTTAAGAACTCATTTGGTTTGAATTCATTAAAGTTTCCATTGCGTGTACCATGATACAGTTTAGGTGAATTGAACCCTGCCCTCTTCGCAGCTTCGTCTACCATCTGTTGAGCCTTATCCATATCACCAGAGTTGACTGCATCCATATATTCTTTATCAAGAACAGTAGAGAACTGGGTATCATGCTTTTCGGACATCTCGTTTAAGAATGCTTCAACAACATCACTTGCTACTGGAAGTGTGTCTGTATCCCCTGTGAAGTTCTTCATAGCCTTTGAAGCAGCCTTCATATCAAAGTTTGGTTTCACTTCTTCCTGAGCAGCAAAGTTCCCATCGTTGTCAAACATCTTATAGTCTACAAGAGATTTCCAATATCCGTCTGTTGATCCATCTTCTTGTAACGACCAGGATCCATCCCCATTGTCATGAAGGAAGTTATAGAACACAGGTCTGCGATGTAACTCTGCACACTTCTTAAGATAAAGTTCGGCATTCTCTTTTCCAGACTTGGTAGGATCCCAATACTTGAGTGCTTCATTGGTAGATGTAGCATACAGTTCCTCTGCCATCTCCTTTGTGATATAACCAGCCTTTGCTGCTTTATCTAACGCCATAGTAGAACCATCCGGAAGAATGTATCTTTCTGACTGATACTCCTGGAAGTCCTTATAATCTCCTAACCCAAGCTGTTCAAACTCGTCTGTTGACCATCCACTTCTATGGAAAGGTATTACCATATCGATTCTCGGATCCTTCCAAGCAGCGAGGATAGACTCTACATTAGCTCCTACTAAAATAGTCCCTACATTCTTGGAATACTTTCTCCTGAGAGCGAATGCTTTCTTATGATTGATACCTTCCTTATCGTCAAATACAAGTTTGCCTGTTTTAGGGTCTACCATACCAATGAGTGACAGATTGATCTTGATGCCTGTCGCACCAAAGATATCTGCAAACTCCGGCACCTTTGTGTATGCCTGAGATGTGAGTTTCATGGCAGCCATGTCCATGACTACCTGCATCATATCCAGCACATGAGGAACTTCAAAGTCTGAGAATGACTGTATTCTTAATCCACCTATCCTCTTAAGGTTTGCGATCCTCTGTGGTGATAACTTAAGAATTTCCCCTCTGTAGTCTGTGTGCAGAAGCGATACCTTTGGATTGGCACTTCCTCTTGTTCTCTGATATGCAAGATAACTCTCAAGTGCTTCTGGATGTTCTTTGAAGAGGCGATCTCTTCCATCTGTTGTGGTAACTTCATCAAGTGTCGGGATATAAGGATCCTCGTGATCCATATTCTTATAGCCTTTCCACTTCTCATATCCATTAAGCCATCTCTCTGCGAAGATACCTTCATTCTTCTTACGAGATTCTTCATAACAGATGCCACAAGGGACTTCGTATCCCATCTCATCCATTAATCTTCTTAACCTAATGGTATCTTCCGGAGTAAGAACATAATTCTTCATTCTCCTCATAATAGCATTATATGTTCCCTGATAAAGTCTTCTCTTAGCGCAAAGAGTAGATAGGTCAACGGTATTGTAATACTCGTCATTATCCTTTAATGCACTATGGCTTCTATCTGCAACATAATCAAGATCCATCTTGAGGATTTTAGCCGAAATACTGTCAAGGTTGTTGATCCAGCTTTCTATCTCTAAGCCACCATACCCTGCTTTCTTAAGAGCCTTTACAAGTTTAGTCTTATCTGTTTCAGACCATGAAGCTCTTGAATACTTAACTACAGATCCTCCTGGTGTAACATTTGCACCAAGTAGTTCTACATTATTCTTTATAGCTGTTGAGAATCTAATGTCGTTGATCTTTGAATTGAATCTTTCGGAAAGTGGTATTATATCCCCATTGTCATCTCTTGTAATGGTATTCCCACTCTTGATTTGATCTGGTTCAAAGACAATGTAATGAGTAGAACCGTACTCGTTTACTATTTGTTGGCTACCAGGTGTCGCTATTATTCCATCGTATCCAAGAATTCTTAAAGCTCTGTTTTCGATTCCCTCTCCATCGACACCGAACATAGCGAAATCCTTTATTTCGTCATGTAATTCTATCGCATCGAAACCATTGGGATATTCATCTTTTAACCAATCAAAGTTTTCACCTATGCCATCGAATTCTGAAATCTCTTCATCAGAGTACATCTCATGCATTGCCTGAGTTAATGCATCAGTTATTCTGTTAATATCAGCTTCAGTCTTGAACGAAGCACCGTTTTTGCCACCAACGATATAAGGGTTCTCTATCTTGAGATACGCTCCGATTACATACTCGCTGTCACCACTTCTTGACTTTGATCTATTTTCAAGGCTGAATTCATTAGCATATATATTGTAGGCTTCACCCATATCACTTGTAAGATAGAAACCTCTCCCCCAATATGCTGCTGAGTCTGTTCTCGATTTGTCGAAAACATAGAACTTATTAAGGGATCCGTGGTAGGCCTGAATTTTGTAGCCAGCTTTTTTAGCGGCTTTATCCACTAACGATTGAGCTTTCTTTCTATCGTTGTTCTGTAGAGCTTCAAAGTAGTCTCTGTCACGAACTGTGGAGTACCTTATATCATCCTTATTGCGATTAAATCTCTGGCTTAAAGGAATAACTTCACCATTATCATCGTAGGTTATGAGATCCGCTGATTTTATCTGATTAGGATGGAACACTATTGTGTGTTCTACATCTGTCATATCCCTTCCCTTAAGCTGGTTAAACTTTCTTCCGGCTTCTTTATCCTCTATAGCATCAAAGCCAAAGTTCTCAACTATAGCTCTTGCGAATTCGTGCGAACCATCGGGATACATTTCTCCAACATCGAGGGTAACCTCTCCACTTTTGTAGATCGCTTCTAAGATATCATCCCATGTAAGGTTCTCATACTCAAAGGATCTTTCCGCAATTGCTTGTACAATATCAACTAATGTAGGACAGTCTACGACATCATATCTATCCTCCATATCTGAATATGCGCCAAGCACAGCTCTGTCTACAGCCTCGTAGAAATGTTCACTTCTGTAATTGAGGAGATCTTCTTCATAATCCTCATCGGAATCATAGTCGTTTCTATCAACTAACGATTCGTCAAAGTCAGACATAATAACATCGTATATGTTAGTGCTATTTCTAAAGTCCCGAACATATGGGTTATCATATTTCAGATATACTTCGTATGTCCCAGGTTTCTGATTCAAGGCCTTCTTAGCAAGTTTATATGCCTGCTGTGGAGTTTCTACTTCTATTCCATTCCATTCTCCGTAATCAATAATCAAGTCGGATAAAGCATCAATCTTAATTTGATTATCAGCTCCTTTGATGCTCTTATAATTTAAGTTCGCATCTTTCTTGCTATTTGAGAAATAGAATCCTGCACCAGAATTGCCACCAACATGGGAATGATCCTTATCGAAAATAGTGAAACTTGCATTGAGGGATCCGTGGAATCTTTTACTTGGTCTGTAGCCTCCTTCCTTAGCTGCTCTCTCAACTAACTTCTTTAGTTTCTTCTTGTCGTTTGATTCAACAGCCTCTATATACTCTCTGTCGAGTGCTGTGGAGTACCTAATGTCAGGATCAGATGTAGGATTCTCATTGGATGTGAGTTTAATTTGATTAGGTTCTTTTGCTACTACTACATAGCCTTCCTCAGAATACTTACCTATGCGTACATTCTTAACGATAAAGCCATCATACTTTTCGTCAGCTAATGCTGTTTCAAGATATGCGTAATATCCATCACTCATATGTTTGCCATGTGCATCAATTATTAATGGATTCGTTAAATTTACATATGTCTCGTATGTTCTCTGGTTAACCTTGCGGACATATTCGGAGTCCTTACCAACAGGGACTCTTGACTCAAAAGCAATATCCCGAATTGACAATTCTTCACCAGGCCCTCTCATTTCATCATCTTCCGCAACAAAATATTGGAGAGATTCAAGAAGCTCTTCTTTTGTTAGTTGCCCATCTTCATGAAGTGCGGCTTCTCTGTCATATGCATATATAGCTCTTTCTATATCTTGGATAGTAAAATCATCAGGGTTATCAAGTATGTCTTGCCATGTTGAAATCTTTGAATGGCTAAGTTCATACTTGTTATAATCTTTAACTACTTCTTTTGTTAATTTACGGATCCTGTAATATTCATCTTCGTCTATTGCTTCATCGTCATACAGAGCATCTAACTCGTCCTCGTTAATGATATCCTCTATCCCAGGATGATCTTCTTTAAACTTCTCAAGATCTTCTTTCGTATCAAAACGCATTCCACCTGGAATTACATTTTGCATATAGTCTTCAGCAAATGCCCCTGCCTTAATGGGAATTCTTTGTTCTTTTTCGTTAGGATCATAGAGTTTATCTTCCCAATTCCCAGCATATCCATTTGCTGTTCTTCTTTTTGATGAGAAGAATATGCCTCTAAACGCACTCCCAACTTTAAATGTATTGAAACCAGCAGAAGCTGTCCCATGATACAGTACAAGCAGGTTACCATCTTCATCCCTAACTTTAGAGTCTTTAAAAAAGTCCTGTTGGCCTTTTGTAAGATTTCTGCCAAGACTATCCTTTGTTAATACTGTAGAGAATTTATTGTTGTATTCATCATAAGCCTTTTCATAAAGCTCATAATATGGCTGGAAGTTTCTCTCTGCTGTAACGACTTCGTAGTCTCTTGGTTTGAAACCTTGCTTAACTCTTCCATTCTTTTGATCAGTCCATGTTCTTGGTACAAGCAATACGGTTTCGCCTTTTCTGACACCATAACGTCTATCCGTTACAGTCATCCCAGGATAATAGACATCATCAACCCACTTGTGTTGATTAAGATAAGAGTCTATTTTTTCATCGTCCCATCCTTTTTCATCCCTAAAATAACTTCTTGGTGTCCCTTCACGATCAAGGGAATCGTTTATGCCAGCAGGCATAATATTCCCCATAAATCCACCGTCACCAACGAAACCATTTCTTTTGATGTTTTCAATCTGTTCTGCTATATTACCTCTTCCACGGAGATCAAGCTTGTGAGCTGAATAGAAACTATTGAACTGATGGTGAGTAAGTTTTTCATTGTTCTCCCACTTTTGCAGCATAGTAGAGAATTTAACTTCACCTTCCCCACCAAACTTATCTATAAGTTCTGCTCTGTTGCTTTCCTTTATGGGTACAAGATCCTTTATAGTTACCTTAGCATTGTTGTTGACAGGATCACGACCAAAGTCTTGAGAGGACAGAGTCATGCTCTTAACTTTGTCTTTGGTATATTTGGTATCTGTGTCTACTATAACAATTGGAACGGATTGTATGTGTCTCTCCCATAAAGCTCTCATTCGATGCCTACCCTCATGAGCCTGAACACTTGTACCATCCTTAGAGTATATGCGTAAGAACGGAGTCTGCGGTTCTTCAGCTAAGTCCTCTTCGATAAGAGGATATACATAAGGCTGAGGCATAAGATCATTCCATCTATCAAACTCTTCATCAGACAATGTTAATTTCAGGAAATCTCTTGGACTCATAAGTACAGCATAAGCCTGTGAGTAAGTAGGATTTGATGCACCATATTCTTTGATTAAACTGTCGATACGAGACTCGACCCATCTTGCATTGCCTTTGGAGTCTGTGGTGAAGAAGTCTCCTAAGACTGTGGAGAAATCTTCGTTCTTGACTTTAGCATTGTTTTGTGGTTTAATCTCATTAGAAGTACTACGCTTTGCGGCAGCCTTCTTGGCTGCATACCTAACCGAAAGGTTATTCGCGATCGTAGTATTTTCTTTTATATTTACAACATCATATAAGTATTTATTGCCATCCGAAGCATTCAATATTATAAGCTCCACATCATAGGCTTTTATATTCGTAACATCCCCTTTCGCATTTTTAACTGGGAATGCAAAGGATGTATCGTATCTATATACACCATATTTTGAATCTTTATTGGTGCTATGTTTAGTTTTCTCCCATCTTCTGTTTGTCGCTGTTTCAATAAGTAACCCTAAATCATCTGAGACTTTGCTTTTAGCCCTAAATAACTTTTGCTTGTTATTAAAAAGGTATTCGGCCTCTTTGCCTCTCGTGTATTCTGCAGGCAGATTCTTACCTATATAAACAGAACTCCCACTTTCGATAATGGTGTACACTTCCCCAATATGGTTGGCGATAATCGATGTTATCTTTCTCCTGTCCATGAGATCTTTTGTTTTAACCCCAGAGTTTTCAACATAAACTACTCTTTTGCCATCATTTGTTATGACAGATGAAAAGTTTATATCTACCTCAGGAGGAGCTTTATTTCCATTAGAAGTCTGATCTATCGTCTCCTTGATGGTATCTTTCAGTTTTGCAAACTTATTTCCCTGGAACATATATCCGAAGTTATCGAATACATTCATCTTGCCATTGAAGTCACAGAGCATTTCATCTGTGATCTCGTACTCAGACATATTAGTTCCTTCGTAAGCATCCTTATATGCTGTTAAGAAATCATTCCATGCCTTAAGACCAATCTTGTTCTGGATGTTCTGTATGAGTGCAGCTCTATACTCCTGGTTATCAAGTTTAGGATGCATTACCTCATGAAGCATTATCTGATCCGCTGTGAAGTTAGGATCATCTCCTCTAACATATACTTCACCATTTCTAACGAATCCTCTAACCGGAGATTCCTGATCACCGATCATATGTGAAATATAGTCACCATAATAAATGTTGACCTTAAGCCCAGCTTCTTTACCGATTTCAATAGCTCTGCTCTGCTTCTCTGTAAAGCCACCTTTGATAATGCTTACAGCACGATCAGTTCCATTCTGTATTCCAAGAGACTTAGCGCTTACTTGTTCTGCTTCAAATTCGTATTTGCTTGACTGATTGTCCCTCGGTCTAATTTGACGAATCGTCCTGCTTTGAGCTTCTCGTCCTGAACCTTGCGCCAGTTCTTGTACTGTTCCTTTGGTATTCTGACCATCATTCCGTTCGCTGCCTGATCCCAAATATACTCGCTCATCATATTCCTCCTGTGCTTCGTTTAAACCTAATCTATATGCGGCTTCTTTCTGTTGTGGTGAAAGAATTGCATCATACTTGCTATTGATCTCACCAATATCGACTCCGTCTCGTCCGGCATTCCTATAAGCTGTCATACCCTCAATATATTCTGGTACAGATTCTGTGCCGGAATACATTCCTTCAAAGACGGTTTTCTCTGCCCTGTTCAGAAGTCTTGTGAATTTGGACAGATTGTTTACATTCTGTTCTATCGTCTCCTGAGAAGCCACAGATTCGTTTATCAGAGGATTTGTGGCATTCTGCATAGAATTTATCGTTTCAGGGTTTGTGTCTGTTGTTGACGGTATTTCACCGTTGGCAAGGTTATGAATGCTTTCGATAGAACCATCGATGTTTGCTCCGGTAGTTTCGTTGATTAGTTCTATTGCCTGTGGTGAAGAGGATATAGTTTCAGCTTCTGTTTCGGATAAAGTTTCCTCATTAAGGAGTTTCTTCACAGCTCGTGCTGTTTCATATGTTGTGCCCTCTTCTGCACCACGAGACACAAGATCATCGTTTAATGATGACAGACTTGTATCACTATCAAATGCATCTATCTCTCTCTGGAGAATATTGACCTGAGACGCATTAATGTCTCTGCCACTATCCACCTGGTTCTGCATCTGCCTACCAAGAATGGATGCATTGGTAGACTCACCACTCATTTCAGCTGTAGCAACAGCTTTGTTGATAACATCCTGTGAGTGGATAGCACCATCTCTCATGGCCTGGCTTGTTTCCATCTTGGATGACACATGAGCAAAGGCTTCGCCTGCTCCAGGAATAGCACCCATTAATGCACCTACAAGGAAGTCGTATGCCATATCTTTAGCATTGAAACCTTGTACTTCCATCCCGGAAGCGTATTCAATTGCAGGCTGGACGAAATCTACGACTAACTCTTCAATGCCTTCTTCCAGTCCCTGACCACCTAATCTCGCAAGATTAGTTGCTATAGCCTGTCCTAAATCCGATTTAATAAAGTCATTGACTATTCTCGATGCTGCAGCTTTACTTTCAAGTTTATCAGCTATGCTGAAGGCTCCTTTACCGTATACTTTACTGAATGCACCTACAGAGTTAAAGATCCTTTCGGATAATCCTTCCGCAAGACCATTTAATGCACCATAAGTAAACTGTTGATCGGCATTAGCTCCAAGTTGTCTCGCCTCATAAGACGATGTACCACCTGCACGAAGTCCAAGTGTAAGAAGTGAAAAAGGTTTGAATGCTGCATCTTCAGCCATTTGGATAGCATTGGATCCTAAATCAACCGCAAGACTTCCTAACTTACCCGTACCCTCTTTTGCTTTTTCAAGATCATTAGCTCCGGATTCAATTAACTGATCTCCTCTTCTTATGATTCTCTGACTAAGACCATTAGGATCCAAATCATATACTCTATCTGCGGTAGTTGTGTCTATGCCTTGTTTAAGGTTAGGTCTGATCGAGCCTAACCTATCCTCTGCAGCTTGCCTGGACCTGAGATTATATGTCTGTTCTCCCTGATATTTCGCAGCATTATTGCTTCTTGCGGATACTTCAGCTTCCTGGAGAATAGTCCCTACTCCGGATATAAGACCACCTATCTCCTGTCTTGTAGCTCCTCTTGATACCTGGTTAAGTTTTCTTTCTGCGTTATTACGAGAATAATCCATATCAAACTGCGATACGTCATTCCTATTGTTCAGTTTGAGTCCATATTTATCTCTGAACGATGTAGTTATAGAAGGTCCTACTCCTCTATTATCACCTCTTGCTGAAGAGTTATAATGTCCAGTATAAGAAGTAGTCTTTCTATAATTGTTCTTAAATATGTTTTTAAGAGAAGAGGAACCAGAGGACTGTGTATCAGACCTCGTGGTTCCTATATTTGTTGTCGTATTCCCAGAACTTGACGAAGCCATTTCCTTAAGTTTCTGAACAGCATCGTTCTGTTCTTTCTTTTTCTTTTTTTCAAGTTCCTTGATCCGTAATGATGTGTTTAAAGGCATTTCGATCTCCTTTTATTTAGTCATCCCTATTACCTTAGTGTATTTATTCTTGTTTTTCGGGTCTAAATCAACACCATATGCTGCACTTTTGTCTACTCCAAGTGCTCCGGTTTTAGCAGCTCCAGTATTAAATGTAGAGTTGTGCTTGTTCACATCCGATATAAGCTGCCAAGATGGACTTGCTACTGTAGTAGGTGTAGTTGGTGTTTCTTTTTTTATTTTATCTCTATTACTCGATCCACCCGAGCCTCCAGACCCACCACTTGATCTACCCGATCCTCCTGAACCGCTTGATACTGTATTGGCAAGCAGCCATTGCGCCCTCGCTGCTGCAATCTCTTCAGCACTCCAGCCGTAAGCAGCAAGCCCAGTAAAGACCCCTGTCATGTTAGCCTTGTCTAAAGCATTGTTGTATTCGTCCATAGATCTACCATAAATGCCATTGTCTATGTCTGCGTTATGGCCTAATCCACTTAATTTAAGATTCTCACCCTGGATCCATCTGTTATACATACTGTTTGCCAGGTCTGCATTATGACCAAGTGTCTGAAGGTTTAAGCCCACATTTGATGCGTATTGGTTATAGTCCCTGTCATACATAGACCCTGCAAGTTGAGCGTTCTCAAAAGCTTCGTTTCGTGCCTGTCCATACATGCTTCTTGCTACTTCCTCTAACCTTGTCATATAGTCATTGTATGACTGCTGTGCAACAGACCCTGCATAAGATGAAGCAAGGCCTCCGGTTCTTGCAGAAACCTGTCCCAAAGTATCTTGCATAGATTTCTTGCCTAAATATGAATATCTGTCTTTGAGCTTTTGATAATCGCTACTCGTAAGCCAATTATCATAAGTAGTATTTATTGCTGTATCTGCAAGAGTATTAGACTTATCTTTCCATTCAGAAGTGAACTCAGGCAAGCTGTACTTATACTGTTCAAGATCGTCTCGGTTTTCGTATGTAGGAATCGTATATTTGTACTGTTCCAAATTGTAATTATTTGTTGCCATTTCTACTCCTTTCTATAATACAGGATATGACACGCTAAATGCCGTAACATAGCTTCCCGACCCCGTGGCGGTTCTCATCTGAACTACGCCACTTGAACTGTTGATGAAATAAGCAATAGGTGTCGTAGTTAGCGTCATGGCTGCGCCATATAGATTATGATTCGGCCGATATCCAGATGGAAGAGTTCCTATAGTAGTCCATGATGTTGACAGCGACTGATTTGTTTTGTAAAAATCGACGAAAACTATTCCGGATCTTTTAACATAGTTGAAGTCTGTGGTTAATGTCTTCCAAGCTGTATCTCCGACAGCCGGAATCCCGCTTAGTCCAGAACCATTACCGTAGATTACGCCATTCGATCCAATGTACGCTATATCTGTCCAACTGGTAGAATTTTGACCTCTCTGTTGGAAATGTAAATATCCACCAGTATTGTATATCCGCCAGTCGTTGTAGTTGTCTGTCAGTGTACCTCTTTGAAATATAAGAGAAGGGCTGTCGCCTGAGGCTTGGTAAAGAGTTATATCCCCGCTTACCTGACCTCCAGTATTAGCTAATGCACTTACATCGGAAGCGGATAGTGTTATGTTTGCACTTAAAGCCTTGCCATTAACCGTTCGTGATGTTGGAACAAATCCAGTAACAGTATGAGTATGAGTACCCTTTGCCGTTATATGCCCTTCTGAATCGTAAGTAGCGTAAGGTACAGCAAGTGTAGAACCGCTTGTCGCTGAAGATGTGCCTATAGTCCCTGCCGTTACGGAATTGGAATGATTGAATGTATTGCTCGACAGACTTAACCCTGTGCCTGCCGAATATGAACTACCACTACTTATACTGATGTTCCCACTTCCCAACAGGCTGGTGTTGTTTATGGTCTTGATGTTCGTTCCGCTTACCAACTTCACTTGGAAGTAGTCCTTAAGTTTAGACCAAAGGTGGGATAACCCTGTGTCGTCTAAATACTTCTTCGCCATCTTCTTCTCCTTTTATGGTGTTGCAATTATAGCATCTATTTCTGCGTTTGTGATAGATGTGCATCCACTATCGTTTAACTGTACATAAGCCGTACCGCCCCATCTGAATTGGGTATTTTGTTCGTAGTTAGTTGAACTGTTCATCAACACGTATATCTTTCCTACTTCTGGAGTAATTACTGTTCCTGTTGCACTTACTGTTGCAAGCCAAGTAGAACCTAACTCATCTTGGTTTGTCCTTGCATAAGCCTCTATTACATCATCTACGAATGACGGAAGATATGAACTGTCAATCGTGCCATTTGCATTTAATGGTGCTACCCCATTAGCCGCACCTCTTGCTGAATATGCTAACGCATCATAATTGATAAGTGCCGACCCTACCGAATTTGGGCTTGAAATTCTTACAATGTTAGTATTTGATTTCGTTGTATCGGAAACGCCTTGGACGGCTTTAAGATTCCACGACCCATTGGCACATAAATACCAATAATTAGGATAGGTTTTTTGGGAGGGTGCAGGTACTAATCCAACTGTTCCAGCCGCAGATGTTGTAGCTCCTGTAAATACAGGTATGTTGACTTTCTTGTTAGCATCTATGGTCAGGTCTGTTCCATTTACCTGCACACCTTCGAGCTTGTTATCGAGTGCAGTCATAGCTTGCGAAAAAAAACCGTCTATTGCAGTTTTATTATAGAAACTGGTTGAAGCATAAGACAGTGTATCCCCACCAACATATCCGCCGATTCCGACTACTCCAGTTGAAGCATTAAAAGATTCTATCTCTGCCTGTTTATCTATCCAAGATTTAACTGTTGTAACACCGCCATTATCATATCCTATATTTTCTGCTATAAGATTTATGTCGGAACTTAATTCCTTGCCATTGACCTTTCTTGTAGTAGGTACCCTTGATGTGTCTGACGGATGAACGTGGTCGCCTCGTGCAAATCCTTTGTCAGTACCTTTTGATGCTGTACCGTCCATAATAGGCGTAATCGTGGATGCACTTGCACCCTCTGGTACATCTGCTGACGTAAGGAATGTCTGCCAAGTACCAGCCTGTGTGAGAGCCTTTTTATCTGTTCCTTCTGTTGCCGTATCAAACGCTAACGATGTTCTCGCTACTTTGCTGGAATTACTGCCATCCGTAACGACTATCTTATCGCCTGTTGCTATGGTTATGTCTGTAGACTGTAATGCACCTGCATTAGTGATATTGCCGTGGGTATGCGATGTAGGTGGCATCGTAGTCGGGAAGTCTGTTATCTGACTCTTGGTATGTGTATGTGATATGAGTGCAAAGGTAAGTTTTAACTTCCCCCAAAAGTACAGCAGACCGTTATCGTCTAAATATTTTTTCGCCATTTTTTACTCCTTTATATCCCTGCGTTTTGTAGCAAGGCTTCTATTTCCAAGTTGGTTAAGTAATCGTGGATATGGTCTTCATTTAAATGTTTGTTCCCCACGAGTGTTACGCCCTCTAACTGTGGCTTGTTATCAAGATCAGAATATGTAAGTCCATTCAGTCTATTGCGTACAGCTGCTATTTCTGTCTCAAGCCCACTTATATCGATGTCTGCACCTGACCCAAGTGAACTATTCTTAAATGCAAACTCGATTCTTTCGTGCATATAATTGATATAGTCTTCTACTTGGTTAAGTCCTATAGATGGATTTTCTTTGTTTACCTGATTGAGATTTTCCGGCATGATCGCCATTTAAATCACCTCGCTTCCAACTATAAACTCCCTTGTAATGCCAAGTATAGCCATCGGCCCCTTCCCACTCATTCGGATCTCAAACTTATCGCATCTCATCCTGGGGAGTGCTATAGATATAGTGTTACGTTTAAAGCCATGAGCCTTACACACCTCTTTCCACTTTCCCTCATCCTGACGGATCTCTACACCTATGTAACTGTTTTCCGGCAATTCTAAACGTAAGATGATTTTAGAATATGTCTTTTTACCCATTACGGATTCGTATATAGGACACATTTGGATAAACCATTCAAGATCAGGATCATCTTCATTACTATAGGCGAAATACACATTACCGTTGAATAAGAAGTATAAATCGTTTCCGATTCTTACAAAATCTGTTACCTTAATGTTATCCTCTTTGATCCAGAGCTTCTCTTTAAACTCAAACGCAAACAGATAGTCTCCTTCATCATCCGAACATGACACAAAGTATGTATCTCCGTCTGTCCCTGCTACAGCGTTTATAAAGTTCTTCTCACCAAAGTTTTCAGATATATAATATGGATAACTACCATTGTACCCATAGAACCCATGCAAACCGTGATAATAAAGAACCTCATTGATAACTACTAAGGACTTGTTAGACCCTTTCTTAACACCATCATATTGATATGAGTACATAGTGTATTCAGCTGGGTAACTCCCAAGTATCTTATGTAGCTGTTCTTCTTTCCAGAACAATACAGAGGATCCCAACTTGCAACACCCTGTGAAATCTCCTTTAGACCCAACAGCCACAGCATAAGAGTCTGTAGACACACCCTGGTATGTGAAGAAGTTTGTAGGATCTCCAAGAGCGCTTGCATATATCGTTTGAGTCTCAGAGGAACATCCCCACAGTCTATTCTCGCTTTCGCATATATAGTCGAGATCAGGAATCTTGATGCTAATCACACCTGTGCCATTACCTGATTCGGGGAAAGTATTGGCTGGCACTCGTATAACCGCATTGTCCTCATAATATTCAATAGATTCTATCGTCACGCTAATATTGTTTTTATTCAAAGGAGTTTCAAGCCCTGATATAAATATTGTGTCTCCTGCTTTTATTGGACCTGAACCTGCAACTGGATCATAGTCATATATGCTTAATGAAAATACTGTCACCATAGAACTATCAAACATAAGCCGTCCTGAGGGAGTTGAGTAA